CTGGTAAAATAGATATGGGTACGGCAAACAGAACCATAGACTATACGGGGGCCGCATTAGCAGCTCTAATTCCTGGTCTGACTTATAAGACTATGAAAGAGTTAAGTAGTACCCCCGTTGATAATATATTAGCGGCTCTTGGACCTCAACCAAAAACTCTACGTGAAAAGTCACCTTATTTAGATGGTCTATTTGAGCGGCTTAATATGATGGGTGCAGACCTAAGTGATGTATTTGTAAACCCTGAATCCTTAAGTAAGACAGGGCCTATAGGTAAAGTCAAACAAGGTACTGCTGTTGGCACTCCCGAAGAAGGAACCTTTCTAGGTTATGACAAAAAAATGCTTGGTACAGGAGAAGGTAGCCATCTTTACAGTTATGGACACTATTTTGGTACACTAGATCAGGTAGTTGATTTTTATAGAATAAATGGTGTTGTTAACAATGCCTTAAGGGCTATAAAAAAAGGAGATTATTCTTTAGCACAAAATGCTTTTGAAAAGGTAGGTGATAAAGATTTTATTGATGCTTATATGGATTTTGTTGGTAAGGGTAAGACATACAAGAGTAGAAGACGTTTACATAGAGATTTTTTAGATGAACATAAAGACAAAATAAAAGAAGGTTATGGTGCAATAAAAACTCCTACTTTAAATGCTCTTGAGGAAAGAACAGCACATATGGACTTTCCTATAACTAGACAAAGTGAATTTATTCAGGAAGGTTTTAGAAAAACCTTTGAGGATATTAATGTGATTTTCGATGAAATGGCTAGGTTATTTCCAGAGAAACGAAAAGACATAAATTATTATAGATCCCAAATGTTATATCCCTCTGCAAAAGAAGTTCCTATCTACAAAATACTTAATAGAGGGGTGGAAGGACTAGTCAGTAAAGATGTAAAAAATATATTTGATAGTTGGAATAGAGCTACAGATAGATTATTCATGGATAAAGACAAAGAACTTGATATGGATTGGTACAATGCTCTCAAAAATACTGTTGGAAAAAAAGGATTTCTAGAGGCATTATTACTTAAAAATGGTATTCAAGGTGTAAAATATAGGCCTGGGCAGCTTGCAGGGGTTGGTACGATAAAAACAAAAGACAGGGAAAATTTAAACTATGTTATGTATGACGATAATCTTATATCAGACGTAGGCGAGCAGTTAGAATTTGATCTTGGTGAGTAACATATGAGTCTTGTAGATAAACTATTAGAGTTATTAGGTATAGGTGACCCTAAAATGGGTTACGACACTATTAAAGAACCTGGTACGACTCAACCTCCTCTAGATGAAGGACAAAAGAAACTTATGGAAGAGTTAGCTGATACGGAAGTGTTAGTTGATATTTACAATGCGCAAAGAACTATGGAACAACCACAAGTAGAGTTAGGCGCACGTTACATGGATAAGTACAGGACAGAAGTTCCAGGAGGACTAGCTTCTCTTATGTTTCAACCTGTAAGTATATCTAAGCCAAATACATTTGGATCGGCAGTACCATCACGTCTTTCTCAACTACCAGATGGTACATTTTTAGGTAAACATCAAATATTGTTAAAGTCTTTAGAAGATTTAGAAAAGCGTGGTTATTTGCCAGAAAGAAGAGATCGGACCCTCCTTCATGAATTAGCCCATATAGGCGAGTTTGTAACATATGACAACTTTCGTGATGGTACACTAGATCAGTTTGCGAATAAAGGTGATTACGGTGGGATGAAACATCTTGATGGTACTATAGATGGGAATTTAGCACACACTGTAATACACGCGTTAGATGATTATTATGGCCCAAATCAAAAATATCGTAAGTTAGATAGATTTCTTAATGAATCTACCGATACGGAGCAAATAATAGGTAATAAAGCCTATAATAAAGAGAAAGTAAGACAAGAATTAAAAGCTATAGAAGCTGAACATAATGGTGTTCAAGCCGAAATAAACGCGGAGATGAAAAGGATTGGCAAAGGAAACTGGAATGATACGTTGGAAGCGTTAACAAGAAAAAGAAAAGAACTACGAAAAGAAAGACAAAACTTACAAAGGCTCACAAAATCATACGCTATTAAAGATGAGGAAGGTGGAATAGACTTTGAGTTTAATGAGCCAACGCTTGAGGATAGGGTGTTAGAAGATATATTTGATGGTGGAGAGTTAAAACAAAAACTATTGGATAAAGATATGAGAAACTATTTTAGTATGGGAGAAGAAATATATAAAGATGCTAAAGGAACACCAGCTGCTATTGAGGCAGCTAAAGCTGCAATAAGAAAGAGTAATGAATTTAGATCAAAAGGATATGGGTTTGATGTAACTGATCTCACCCCTGAAAATGTAGATAAGATAATAGACCTAATGAAAAAACATACCATAACAGCCAACAAAATCGCAGAAAAAATTATAGAACAAGGAAGTTACTAATGGCCATAGAAAAAAGTTTGTATCAAGCACCAGAGGGTGCTCCACCAATGCCAGAAGGTGAAGGTCTAGAAATAGATATTGTAGATCCAGAAATGGTCACTTTAAATGATGGAAGTGTAGAAGTTACAATAATACCTGAAGCAGATATAGCAGGCACAGGTGAGTTTGATGAAAACATAGCTAATGTATTGGAGGAGAACGATCTCAAGATTCTGGCTACAGATATTGTTGAGATGGTAGATTCTGACGTGGATAGTCGAAAAGACTGGGCAGACACGTTTGTAAAGGGGCTGGACGTTCTGGGGTTTAAATATGAAGAACGTACCGAACCTTGGGAGGGCGCGTGTGGAGTTTATTCTACAGTGCTTGCGGAGGCTGCTATACGGTTCCAAGCAGAAACAATGAGTGAAACTTTTCCTGCGGCTGGGCCTGTCAAGACAAAAATACTTGGTGAAGAAACAAAAGAAAAAGAAGAAGCCGCTGCTCGTGTAAAAGCTGATATGAATTACCAGCTTACAGAGAACATGGTAGAGTATAGGCCCGAACACGAGAGATTATTGTATAGTTTAGGTTTAGCTGGTTCAGCATTTAAAAAAGTATACTATGATCCTAACATGGGTAGACAGTGCGCCATGTATATACCTGCTGAAGATGTTATTGTACCTTATGGTGCTTCTAACATAGAAACAGCAGAACGTGTCACCCATATCATGCGAAAAACAAAGAACGAGCTTAAAAAACTACAAGCTAGTGGTTTTTATCGTGATATAGACTTAGGTGAACCAAAATCATACCATTCTGATATAGATGAGAGAAAAGCAGAAGAAGGCGGATATTCTCTATCAGATGATGATAGATACGCATTGTATGAGGTTCATGCTGATCTTGTAATAGATGGTATAGATGATTCAGGAGATGAGATCGCAAAGCCTTATGTGGTTACCATAGAACGTGGTTCTAATGAAATATTAGCTATAAGACGAAACTGGAATGCTGAAGACCAGTTGATGTTAAAACGTCAACATTTTGTACATTATGTATATGTTCCTGGGTTTGGTTTTTATGGACTTGGACTTATTCACATTATAGGAGGGTATGCCCGTGCAGGAACTTCAATTATTCGTCAGCTTGTTGATGCTGGTACTCTCTCTAATTTACCAGGGGGTCTTAAATCTCGTGGACTACGTATTAAAGGAGATGATGCGCCTATTGAACCAGGTGAATGGAAAGACGTAGATGTACCATCTGGTAGTATAAGAGATAATATCATGGCTCTACCTTATAAGGAACCGAGCCAAACTTTATTATCCTTGTTAGATAAAATAACAGTAGAAGGCAGAAGGTTAGGGGCTATCAGTGATATGAACATATCTGATATGTCAGCTAACGCTCCTGTCGGTACAACACTGGCTCTTCTAGAAAGAACATTAAAACCCATGGCAGCAGTACAGGCACGTGTGCATTATGCTATGAAGCAGGAGTTTAAGTTACTTAAATCTATAATGATTCAGTATGCTCCTGTGGAATATACATATCAACCTCATAGAGGTCAGACAAGTGCCAAGCAAGCTGATTACATGATGACAGATGTCATACCTGTATCAGATCCAAATAGCTCTACAATGGCGCAAAGGGTAGTACAGTATCAGGCAGTTTTACAGATGGCGCAACAAGCACCACAAATATATGACTTACCGCAGTTACACCGACAGATGATTGAAGTATTAGGCGTGAAGAACGCAGATAAACTTGTTCCTACGAAAGATGATATAAAGCCAGCAGATCCTGTCAGTGAGAACATGAATGCTCTTACAGGTAAACCGATGAAGGCTTTCCTATATCAGGATCACGATGCACATATCGCATCTCATATATCATTCTTACAAGATCCTACGATGGCACAGATGATAGGACAGAACCCACAGGCAAAGCGTATCATGGCCGCATTACAGTCACATATAGCTGAACATCTTGGATTCAAGTATCGTAGACAGATAGAAGAAGAACTTGGAGCACCTCTACCAGCACCTGGTGAGGAGTTACCAGAAGATATAGAAGTGAGTCTATCTCAACTAGTGGCTACCGCAGGAGCGCAGTTACAACAGAAGAACGCAAAACTAATGGCTCAACGTCAGGCCATGGCAAAAGCACAAGATCCTGTTGTACAAATGCAACAGCAAGAACTAGGTATCAAACAAGCTGAAGTACAACGTAAAGCACAGAAAGATGCCGCTGATGCAGCTATTGATAGAGAAAAGGTAGAAATAGAAAAAACTAAAGTAGAGATTGACGCAAAAGAAAAAGGGGTTAAGTTAGCTAAAGAGAAAGTAGAAGCTGACAACAAACTTAATTTAGATATACTAAAAACCATAAAAGGAAAGCAGTAATGGCTAAATCACCCGCATGGCAAAGAAAAGAAGGTAAATCTAAAAGTGGTGGACTTAATGCAAAGGGAGTCGCCTCGTATAGAAGAGCTAATCCAGGATCTAAGTTAAAGACAGCGGTTACAACTAAACCTTCAAAGTTGAAAAAGGGTTCTAAAGCTGCAAAGAGAAGAAAGTCTTTTTGCGCTAGAATGGAAGGAATGAAAAAGAGGAGAACAAGTGCAAAGACAGCTAGAGATCCAAACTCTAGAATAAACAAGTCTTTACGTAAATGGAACTGTTAGGAGAGAACATGGCACAAACCGTCTTTGACGTGCTTAAAAATAAGTTGATAGAGGAAAAAAATACATCAATAGAATTTCTTGGTAGTGGAGGAGCAAAGGACTTCTCCCAATACAAGGATGTGACTGGTTTTATACGAGGTCTAGAAATCAGTATATCACACATGGAAGACCTTTTGCGCAACCAAATGGAAGATGAAGATGAGTGAAACAAATATAAGTACTATTAAAGTTAACAATGCCGATTTAGAAATGATGACTACAGCGGCAAAAGACCAACTTAGCGATGAAGATTTAGAACTACAATTACCTAAACCTGTAGGATACAGGTTATTAGTAGCCATGCCAGAAGTCGAAAAGACTTTTGAGGGTACAAATGTGCTAAAAACTGATTCAGTAATCCATAACGAGCATATTATGTCTATAATAGGTGTAGTATTAGATATGGGAGAAGAAGCATATAAAGATAAAGAACGTTTTAATAATCCCTGGTGTAAAGTAGGTGATTATGTAATGTTTCGTGCAAACACAGGCACGAGATTTAAAGTAGCAGGTGTAGAGTATCGTTTAATGAATGATGATTCTATCGAAGCTGTAGTGGCCGACCCTCGTGGTGTATCGAGAGCAATATAGGAGATAAAAATGGCAATCGAGAAAGTAGAGTATAGCTTTCCACATGAGAAGGAAGAAAAAGATATAGAAATCGAATCTTCTTCTGCTGTGGAGGTGGACCTCAATCCAAAGAAAGAAAAAGAAGAAGTAAAGGTTGAGGTAGAAGAGCCTAAGAAAGAAGAGGTAGAAATCGAAGTTGTCGATGATACCCCCAAGGCTGACAGAAATAGAAAACCTTCAAAGCCCCCCGAAGATGTTACTGACGAAGAACTTGAACAGTATTCTGAAAAAGTTCGTAAACGTATACAGCATTTTAGTAAAGGTTACCACGATGAAAGAAGAGCAAAAGAAGCTTCTTTACGTGAAAGTCAAGAACTAGAACGCCTTACAAAAAGACTTATGGAAGAGAATGATAAGTTAAAAGGTGACTTGAATAAAAACCAAGAGGCTTTGTTAAAACAAGCACAACAAAGTGTAGATACTGAATTATTAAATGCTAAAGAAGCGTATAAAAAAGCTTATGAAGCAGGGGATACAGATGCTGTTTTGGCAGCTCAAGAAGCCCTTACGCAGAATAAGATAAAGGCTGATAAATTAAAAGATATTAAAATACCTTCTTTACAGGAAAAGGATTCTGATGTACAACAGAATGTAGATACGGCTCCTACTGCGCCAAAAGTCGATGATAAAGCTTTGCAATGGTCAAAGAAAAATCCTTGGTTTGGCACAGATGACGAGATGACAAGTCTTGCCATGGGAGTCCATGCAAGGTTACACAAACAAGGTGTAGACTTGCAGAGCGATGAATACTACGAGGCAATAGATACTCGTATGCGTGAAGTGTTCCCAGACAAGTTTGAGAGCACTGATGAACCAGAGGTTGAAGAGTCGAAAAAGCAGACTAATGTGGTTGCACCCGCAGCTCGGAGCACAGCACCTAAAAAAATTAGGTTATCGCAAACACAAGTCGCCCTTGCTAAGAAACTTGGAGTACCGCTTGAATTATACGCCCAAAAGGTTGCAGAAGAAATGAGGAAATCATAATGGTTGAAAATCGAATAAACCGTGAAGCTACAACACGAGAAAAAGTAGTACGTAAAAGAGCATGGACTAGACCAGAAGTCTTACCTTCTCCTAATCCAGAGCCAGGTTACGCATTCCGATGGGTTCGTGTAGCAACACAAGGACAAGTTGATCCAACCAATGTTTCTTCAAAATTACGTGAAGGTTGGGAGCCTGTAAAGGCAAGCGATCACCCAGAAATTACCGTTGTATCTATTGAGAATGAAAAGTTCAAAGATAACGTAGTTATAGGTGGTTTAATGCTTTGTAAAGCTCCACAAGAGCTTGTAAATGAACGTACCGATCACTTTAAACAACAGACGGACGGTCAGATACAATCTGTTGACAACAACCTTATGAGAGAAAACGACCCTAGAATGCCGTTATTTCATGATCGGAAGTCTAAGGTTACTTTTGGAAAAGGCAATTAGTTAAGGAGACTAAAACATGGCTTGGCCTACAATAGATGCCCCTTACGGGCTAAAACCAGTCAATTTGATTGGTGGTACGCCATTTGCTGGAGCCACTCGACATTTCTCTATCGCTTCTGGTTACAATACCAACATCTTTAATGGTGATGTTGTAAAATTAGTGAGTTCGGGAACTATCGAAAGGGATGCAGCAGCGGCTACCGCCACACCAGTTGGCGTATTTCTAGGCTGTACTTTTACAGATCCTAGTACATCTCAACTTACTTTTAGACAGTATTATCCTGCTGGTACAGCAGCTACTGACATTAAAGCATACGTCTGTGACGATCCAAATGCTTTATTTAAAGTAGTTTCTTGTACAGCTGGTGGTACAACAGTTACTGCTGTTGGACTTACTGCTATAGGTAATAACATAAAACTAGTGAATAACGCTGGTTCAACCGTAACTGGTAATTCAAAAGTTGCTATGGATTCTGCAGTTAATACAACCAATACTTTCCCTATGAGAGTTATTGATGTTGTAACAGACACAGCAGATTCATCTGGTGACTTTGTAGAGTTCATTGTAAAATGGAACTTTGGAATGCACCAGTACCATAGAGCATTAGGAGTATAGATCATGGCTATAAGTAGAGCACAACTCTTAAAAGAACTCCTCCCTGGTTTAAACGCACTGTTTGGATTAGAATATGCTAAATATGGTGAGGAACACGCAGAGATTTTTGAAAGTGAAACCTCTGATCGTTCTTTTGAGGAAGAAACCAAGCTTTCAGGCTTTTCAGCTGCACCAGTCAAAGACGAAGGTTCTGCCATCGAATATGACAATGCACAAGAAGCTTTCACATCACGCTATAACCACGAAACAGTGGCTATGGGTTTTTCAATCACTGAAGAGGCGATTGAAGATAACTTGTATGATTCTTTATCATCTCGTTATACCAAAGCTCTAGCTCGTGCTATGGCATACACAAAGCAAGTAAAAGCAGCTAATATTCTTAATAATGCTTTTGCTGCAGGCACTACCTACGGTGATGGTCAAACATTATGTTCGACTTCACACCCATTAATTTCTGGTGGTGTTAACTCAAACCGTCCTGCTGTAGCAGCTGATCTTAACGAAACTTCTTTAGAAGCAGCCGTTATTCAGATTGCAGCTTGGACAGATGAGAGAGGTCTACTGATAGCTTCTCGACCAAGAAAACTAATAATCCCACCAGCACTACAGTTTGTTGCTACAAGATTGTTAGAAACAGAAGGTCGTGTAGGCACAGCAGACAATGATCTCAACGCCCTACGTAACAATGGTTCTATTCCAGAGGGTTACAGTATCAATCACTATCTAACTGATACTGATGCGTTTTTCTTAATGACAGACGTACCAAATGGTCTAAAACATTTTACACGTAGTCCAATGGCAACATCTATGGATGCTGACTTTGATACAGGTAACTCAAGATATAAGGCTAGAGAAAGATACTCTTTTGGTGTATCTGATCCGCTAGGTATCTTTGGCTCACCTGGAGCGTAAAACCTACAAATCTTAGAAATTGAAGGGGTGGTGAAAATCACCCTTTCTTTTTTATTTTTTCTGTCGTATAGTGTGTTATCCCTGACAGTTACATGGTGTAGCTGACTTTAGAAGACAGAGGAGATAAAAATGGGAACAACTACTTTTTCTGGTCCTATAAGGGCTGGTAACATTCGTACTGGATCTAGTGCAAACGTAGGATACATGGTATCCATGCAAGCTCATACTATAGATGTTTCAGGCGGAGCTATTGCACAATCAGATACAGCAATGATCATACCTGCTAACTCAGCCATAGTTGATGTTATTATTGATGTGGTGTCTGCTATTGGTGCTAATGCTGCTGTTCTAAGTTTAGGAACATCTGGTGGTAATGATAATACTATCTTAGATGGTTTTTCTTGTGCAACAGGTGCAGGTCAAATCGGACGTAAATATCCTACAACTGAAGCTGGTGCTACAAGAGGTTGGGCTAACATTGGAACTTCCGATCTTAAAGTAACTGTAAAAACTACAGGAGCTTCAAACGCAGGTTCTATTCGTGTAACTATACTTTACGCACAGGCTTATAACACTACTATTCAGCCGTAATAGGAGATACATATGGGTAATTTTCCATCCACAGGTGACTCCGATATACAAGCGGTCACTGTAACTGCTACGGGTACGGTCAAACAAGGTCGTACTCGTCTAAAAACATTAGCGTTAAAATCAGCAGGTTCTGGAAGTCCTCAAATTGTATTAAAGGATGGTGCAACAGGGGCAACTCTATTAGATATGTCATTTAATACAGCTGATGATTTTTACATGAATCTTCCTGGTGCAGGTATTTTATTCAAAACTGAATGCCATGTCACCTTGACAGCAGTAAGTTCTTTTACAGGGTTTTTTGGCTAATGCGTAGATATTACAAAAGTGGAGGTAAGATTTGTCCTTCTGGTAAAGCTTGGGCAAAACGAACCTTTGATACTTATCCTTCAGCATATGCGAACATGGCAGCATCTAAGTATTGTAAAGATCCTAGCTATGCAAAGGGTAGTAAGAAAAAGAAAAAGAAGAAAGCATAATGGGTGCTCTTAAGGATTGGGTTAAACAAGACTGGGTCAGAATAGGAACTGATGGTAATATCAAGGGTAAGTGTGGTACTTCTAAAGATAAGAAAAACCCTGATAGGTGTTTACCACGTTCTAAAGCCCAGTCCTTATCTAAAGGCGAAAGGGCTTCGACAGCCAAGAAAAAGAAGAGGGCTGGCTCAAAAGGTAAGACTGTGGTATCGAATACACCAAAGGCAAAAGTAAGATTTCGTCATGGTGGGTTAGCTAGGAGAAAAAGAAAATGAATAGATCAAATTTTAAAAAACTTATGACTGGTAATGCAAGAGACCAAATGGTTAGCTCTAGAAAAATGGCAATGGGAAAAGACCCAACTTTAAAAACTTTAAAAATACCTTCATCCCAACCAGACATTAAAAAAGGTGGTACAGAAAAGAAGTCTACTGGTGGTTTGGTACGTGGTATGGGAGCAGCTACAAAAGGTGCTGGGAAAGGACCTTGGGCATGACAGAAGAAGAGAAACAACTTAGAGAAGAATACTTTGATGGGCCTGCATCTGATCAAATGAGTTTAGATCAGTTTTTGCTTTCAAAAGGATTTGACCCAAAGAAAAAAGGGGTAGAAGGTAAAAAGTTCGGTGGTGGTTTAGCTAGACGTAAACGTTCCATAGCTAGAGGTTGTGGTAAAGTAATGGAAGGTAGAAGGAAACAAACCTTGTACACATAGGGGATAAACATGGCTACATCAGGAACTACAGCTTTTGACATGGACTTCACAGAGATCGCTGAAGAAGCATGGGAACGTGCTGGTAGGGAGATGCGTTCAGGTTATGATTTAAGAACTGCTCGCAGGTCTATGAATCTTATGACTATTGAATGGCAGAACAGAGGGTTAAACCTATGGACAATAGACCAACAAACTCAAGCACTTACAGCTGGTACTTCACAGTATACGTTAATGACTGATACAATAGATCTATTAGATCATGTAATACGTACAAATGCTGGTAATTATGCAACACAATCTGATCTCACTATAAGTCGTATAGGTGTGAGTACCTACGCGTCTATACCAAACAAGTTATCACAAGGTAGGCCAATACAAATATGGATAGAACGTTTGAGAGATGCTCCTAGAGTTAACTTATGGCCTGTACCAGACAATAATACTTATACACTTGTTTACTGGCGTATGAGAAGAATAGAGGACGCAGGTAACGGTATTGAAACTGCAGACATGAATTTTAGGTTCTTACCTTGTCTAGTTGCTGGTCTAGCTTATCATATAGCTATGAAAGATCCTGATTTGGTAGCTAGAGTACCTATATTAAAACAAGCTTATGATGAACAGTATAGCCTAGCTGCAGGTGAAGATAGAGAGAAAACTTCGGAGCATTTTGTGCCGAGAGTAAATAGGATTTGATATGGGAAGATTCGCATCTAGTGCTAGAGCTATTGCTATATGCGATGTTTGTGGGTTTCAGTACCAGCTAAACGAATTACGAGAAACTACAGTCAGAGGACGTAGAACTAATATATTAGCCTGCACTGAATGTTGGGAACCAGATCATCCACAGAATGAATTGGGTAGATTTCCTGTAGATGACCCTCAAGCAATACAAAATCCAAGACCTGACTTTGCAGAACTAAATGCTAGTAGAAATTTTCAATGGGGATGGAATCCTGTTGGTGGTGGTAGTGATGATACTCTAGCCCCTAACAACCTAAAAGCTATAGCTTCTATAGGTTCTGTAACCGTTAGTGTTGTTAAGGACGATAGCACAGCCAATGTAACTGGTATCCAAGCAACTACAGAAATAGGTTCAGTTATAGTAGGTGGTACTATTGTTACTGTAGATAATCCGTTTCCTGTAGCTATGACAACAAACGTTGGGTCTGTAACTGTTAACACTACTAGTATTACTGTATACGCTGTTACAGTTTACAACGCTGGAAGCGGTAACAAATACTACATAGATGGTGTAGGACCAGCTCCAACACTAGCTCTTGTAGAAGGACAGACATATAGGTTTGACCAATCAGACAGTAGTAACAGTGGGCATCCTCTAAGATTCTCAACAACAAGTGACGGTACACATGGAGGTGGAACACAGTATACTACAGGAGTATCAATAGGTGCTGACTATACAGAGATTACAGTTGCCATAGGTGCACCTACACTATATTATTACTGTACAAATCATTCTGGCATGGGAGGCCAGCTTAACACATAATGCGAGGAGAGAGATGGCATATTTACAAAGCAACATACCATACTTTAAAGCATGGGTAAGAAGGGAATACACTTGTAATTTTGAAAGATATCATGGAGAATTTTTACACGCAATGGTAGTAGCAGTTACATCAATGCCTAAGAGAACGCTAAGTTTTCAGGTTATATTTACGGGTTGCGAATCAGATGATACTGATGAGCAGAACGTGCATGGTGGTGCTATGTGGGCTAGACTACCCTTGACAGCTCTTGTAGCTGACACCCCTTATGACGAATGGCCTACAGAGTTACCACCATATTTAGCACAACCTTGGGATTGTATGTCTCATCATCACACAGTTTACAAGATAGAGAGGGCTACACCTGCTCCTTGGATTGCAAAAGTGGATGGAACATTCTTTCCTGCCAAGTATTATTTTACAGTGGACTATACTGATAGTGAGGTAGCTGATGATCCTGCACAACATAAACAAAGTCATGTACTTGAATTATTAGATGCAGGAGAGTATACTGGTAATATTGTTGCTTTACCCAACAATAGGATTCGGGTTACACACCCTGCGTGGTTTGAAACAGGTCAAGGAGCACCAGACTTTAAACCAAACCAACATATTTATAACTCTAAAGAAGATGTAGACTATATCTGGGATATTGGTCGAGTTTTCAACAACTTATATAAGGAGCCTACTGATGATGAAGAAAAAGGGGTATAAAATGGGGGGTAGCTTCCCTGACCTAAATAAAGATGGTGAAGTAACACAGGCTGATATACTAAAAGGCCGTGGTGTAGAAGGATTTATGGGTGGTGGAATGCCCATGAAGAAAAAAGGCTATGCGATGGGCGGAGCTACAAAAAAAGGCTATTCCATGGGTGGTAAAACCAAAGGTGGCACAAAAGGTGGAAAAGTTCGTGGAGCAGGTATAGCTAAAAAAGGTGTAAGACCAGCAAAAATGAGATAGTAGATGAACTACACTAACCTAAAATCTAGTATACAGGAAATCGTAGAACATTCCTTTTCTGATTCGCAGCTTGCCTTGTTTACAGAACAAGCAGAACAAAAAATATATAATTTAGTTCAGTTGCCTGCAATTAGAAGGAATGTGTCAGGTACTTTAACTACTGGGAATAGATACCTAGCCATACCTCCTGATTTTTTGTATAGCTATAGTTTATCTGTTACTAGTCCTAATGGTTCTGTTAATTATTTATTACAGAAAGATCAGAACTTTATACGAGAAGCTTATCCTAGCCCTGCTATCACAGGATTTCCAAAACACTATGCTTATTTTAGTGATGACTATATAATAATAGGTCCTACTCCAAACGGTGATCATGTAACAGATTTGCACTATGGATATTATCCTGAATCCATAGTTACAGCAGGCACTACTCCTTGGTTAGGAGAAGAATTTGACTCTGCATTGTTAAATGGAGCCTTAGTTGAAGCTGCTAGATTTATGAAGGCGGAGCCAGATATAGTAACCATGTACGATAAAGAATTTGCTCAGTCTATACAGCTACTAAAAAATCTTTCTGACGGTAAGTTGAGGCAAGATGCTTACAGATCAGGGCAATATAGTATAAAACCGAAATAGGGAGAGAACATGATAACAGGATCTTTAGGTATGTCTAACGACTTTAAAGTTCAGGTAAACGTAACTAATAATAGGGGGTTTACTCCAGAGGAAGTTGCTGAACGGTGTGTCACTCAGATAGTAGAAATTTCTGATACAGCACATCCTGCGATAAGGGAGCAAGCATTAGAATACAAAAACAACTTATCGAAAATAATAACGCATTATATAAAAGAGGCTATTAAAAGTGATAGAACTACGGTATATAATGCTATCAAAGACTCTGGAAACGAAACTTTAGCTGAACATATAAGGAGATTATAATGGCTTTCAGTGGTAATTTTTTATCTACCCAATTCAAGATAGACTTGATGACAGGTACTCACAACTTTACAAACTCTACGGGTAATACTTTTAAACTAGCCCTATTCAAAAGTGGTGCTGTTGCATCTGACTATGGTGGATCTGGCTCTACAATGAATGGCAGTGTAACCACTTATCAAACTACAAATGAAGTAAGTGGAACAGGCTATTCTGCAGGAGGCAGTAACTTAACAAATGTTACACCATCAGCTCCTGGTGGGGGTACAACTGCAACTACTAGTTTTAGTGACCTTACTTTTAGCACTGTTACCTTGACAGGGGCAAATGCTGCTAGAGGAGCTATAATATATAATAGTTCTCAATCTAATAAAGCAGTATGTGTTCTTGATTTTGGAACAGATAAGTCTGCTTCTGCAGGTGATTTTCAAATAGTATTTCCTACTAACAATTCGAGTAATGCGATAATAAGGATTGCCTAATGGCCTTGGTTGTAAAAGATCGGGTCAAGGAAACAGCAGCTGCCCCAGGTACGGGAACAGTATCTTTAGGTGGGGCTGCTTCTGGCTTTAGACCTTTTAGCGATATAGGATCTGGAAATACTACATTTTATGTTATCTTTGACCCTACAGCAAATACTTTTGAAGTAGGAGAGGGAACGTATACTTCTGGTTCTCCAGATACTTTGACACGGGATGATGTCCTACAAACAAGTGCAAATAATACAACAAAAGTTAATTTTGCTAATGCTGTTGAGGTCTTTATAGCCCTACCTGCAGATAAATCTGTACATCTTAATAATACAGATAATCTAGAAATAGCAGGGGATCTAACTGTTACCTCTAGTAATGCTACTGACCAGATTGTTATGAAAAACACAAATACTGGTACAGATGCTGCTCCCGACTTAGTTTTGTGGCGTGATTCTTCAGCAGCTGCAAATGGAGATTCTATAGGTAGAATAGACTTTCGTGGGGAAGATGATGGTAGCACTGCTAGAAATTATACAACCATAGAGTCAAAAATAGTAAATGTAGCAGCTGGTGCACCTACTGGTGCTATACATTTTAAAACTTTGAATGCAAGCACTTCAGAAGCAGATGTTCTTGTTATAAGTGGAAATGCATCTACTTTTAGTGGTGTGGTTAATATTGGGACTGCAGGAAGTTTATCAAATAATTCTGGTACATTTTTAATTGATGCTAATACCAATCTTAACTTTAGAGGTGGCATACAAACATTTGATAATGCTGCTGGTTCTGTTGAATATATGAGAATTTCAAGTGATGGAGTTGGTATTGGAATAGATCCTGCTAATGCTAGAGGTGGTTTTACAGATCTATTAATTGGACAGGGTATTGAAACAGGTCAGGGATCAACCCAACCACAAATAGAACTTTATAATAGTGGATCATCGTGGGCAATTAACAATGATGCCAATTTAAGTAATCACTTGGGATTTCATTATAACAATGGATCTAGTTGGTCACAAGCTATGTCTCTCTTATCTGGTGGGTATTTAGTCTTACCACAAACAGGCGTATTGGCATTTAATTCAACATCTGATGAATACATCACTGCTACTGCTTCTAATTTATATTTTGGAGTGGATAATGCCTACCATATGCATATTGACGGAGTAAATGACCATATAAATTTTAGAATTGATGGTGCTAATGTAAATGGAAATCTTCACTATGATACTAGTGATTATTTTACTTTAGAAAGTAATAGTTATTTATCTTTAAAATCAAATGTTAGTAGTACCACAAGAGGTATTATTATGGGTAATACCTTTTTCAAACCTTTTAATGCTGATACAGGCACACTAGATTTAGGTACTTCAGCTGCTAAATGGAAAGAAATACATTCAAATGGTGTAATTAATAATGGTAGCTTTGATGCAATAATTCACACACATAGATATGGATACAACAATTCTAGGAATTTTGAATTAAGTTCAGGTGGTTCTGGTGGTGATGTTGGACTATACTTAAAAGATGCAGGAAGTACTGCTTTTGTTCAACTTTATGGTGGAGCAACTCACTATGGATTTTTAAGTACTGCTTGGGGTAATTGGGATTTAAAGAAAGAAAAAACTGGAGCAATGGATTTGTATGCAGACGATGCTATAATCCGACTTGTTTCAACAGGTAATAATGCTAGAGGTATTGAGTTTATACAAGGAGCTGCAGGGTCTACACCTGCTAGTGGACAAACTAAAAAAGCAGCTATTACATGGGATGAGGGTAGTGCAAACCTAGAAATTAAAAACTTTAGAAACGACCAAAACGCAAATAATTTTTATGCTAATATTGATTTTTTTACAGGTGGTTCTGGTGCAACAACTGGCAGTCCAGATCGTAGGTTAAGAATTACTGATGATGGTACAGTTGTAATAGGAGATGCTGATCTTCAGTATCCTGTACCCCCTGGTGGTAGTGCTATTAAAAGTGATAGAAAATTTCAAGTACTAGGTCATTCTAGTCAGTATCCTATGGTTATTGATAGTCAAGATACAGATTATGCATTAGCGTTTGCAAGACAAGGTACTGATGAATGGTGGATTAAAGCTAGTTCTACTGATTTTCAAATACATCAAAATGGTGTAGGAGATCATTTAAGAATTGATAATAATGGTGGTGTAAATATTACTCCAAGCACAGGTAATAGTGCTAATGATGCGTCACTTTATATAAATGGTCCTAATGGAAATGATTGGGGTTGCGTTATAAATAAAGCATCTGGTGATTATGGTCTTGATATAAGAGGCACTAGTGGAAGTTTTGCCCAAAGAGTAACTAATGGTTCAGAAACATTTAGAATTGAATGGAATGGTACAACTTATATTCAAAATGATGTATATGCTACACGATTTAGAGATGTAAGTAATAGCAGTTACTATCTTGATCCTGCATCAACTTCAGTTATAAATCAATTTGATTCTTTGGGTGTAGGAACTGCTAGATCTGGAACTACAGGTGAAATAAGAGCAACTAATAATATTACTGCATATTACTCAGACGAAAGATTAAAAGACTTTCATGGAAAGATAGAGAATGCTGTAGATAAAGTTAAAACTATTAATGGCTATTATTATAGTGAAAATGAAAAAGCAAAAGAGTTTGGATATGAAAGACAAGACAAAATACAGGTTGGTGTATCAGCGCAAGAAGTAGAAAAAGTATTACCTGAATTAGTTTCTCTTGCACCTTTTGATATTGGAGAAGATCAGAAGTCTAAGTCTGGTGAAAATTATAAAACAGTAGACTATGCAAGAATGATTCCTCTACTTATTGAAGCTATAAAAGAACAACAGACAGAAATAGAAGAGTTGAAAGAGAAAGTAAATGCCCTTACCAAGTAGTGGAGCTATATCCCTTAATGATATGCATATTGAAGTAGGTGGTAGTTCTGGAACACAAGTATCAATAAATGATTCTGATATTAGAGGACTTATTGGAAAAAGTTCTGGTGCACAAATGTCCTTTTCTGAGTGGTATGGTGCTTCTGCTGTGGGAACAATGCCAGCATACGGAAGGACTGAAACTTTAGGTCATACTGGATATTTTGCAACGCAGCAAATAGATAGCGGTTATGGTGCTAATGTCCTTAATATTTATTATAAACGTTCTGTTATAGGATACACTATTACACAAGCTGAATTAGAAGAGGCGGGTATATATACAGGTATGCGTTTAACTGGAATATCATGGTACATGATGAACGCCCCGTTGTATCAACCTCTTCCAAATCATCAAATAGCTTTATGCAATATGCCTGGTAGTTCCACTAATTTAACTAATCCTACAATATCTAGTAATAGAACTACTTTTTTAAATGTAGTAAATCAAACAAATTGGAGTCCAGGAACTTCAGTTAATCAATATGTTGGAAGAGATTTTAATACTTATTTTAATTACACAGGGGGAGCTATAGGAGTTATTGTAGCTTGGGGTGCTGTATCTCCAAATTACCATGCTTCAGGTATAACTGGGGGGACTGATACTGGAACAACTTATTATACTAGAACTGATGCTGCTGGTACATATTCTACTAGTGATACCGCTAATACTGCTACAAATAGTTCTGTTACCAGAAGTGGGGTTAGGCCAAGAACACGATTCAGAGTAAATGTATACGATGAAGTATATATGACACGATATACCACTTCTCAGCTTACTCCAGGACAATCTGGTCAAGTAGGTATATCTATAACTAAAGATATGTCATCTAGTATGGGTACACATAGTTTTCAGTATCATCCCGTAGCTACTGGTAATAAAACAGGGTATTATTTTGGCGATTGGGGTAATGATATATTCGATTCTTGGGGTTACTTTCATCTAGCTGTATATCATAATGGTAGCTATAATAATTTCATACCCATAGATTTTTCGTCAGGTCGTAATGGAGCAGATGGATCTTTTACTGAAAGCGAATTTACGGACTCTGCTACAGGATCTGAGTGGTATTTAAAACACGGATTTCCTGTGCAGGGAGCCTGGATGTTTCATATAAGATGTAAAAAACACCCTACTAGCGGATCTTCCCCCAATGCAACAAACTTTTATTGTATAGCGGGCGGAAATATGGGTAGTGATAGTAGCACTTACAATAGAGTCAATTATTATGATAAAACCTTATCTAGTGGTCATCCTATGAGATTGTATATTGTAGAAAATGCAGACAACTCTAGTTATGTAACAAATGAAAAACTTACCATACATATAATGGGATTGAAGAAAACACAGATGGGTGCTTCTACAGGTGGGCAACAATGGACTTACAAACAACAAATGGGTAATGATAATTTATATATATGGTCAGGTCAAACCAATGGGGGGTTAACTTGGTATATGTTTAAAGGTGATCCTGGGCCACCTTATCCAACTCCAACAAATATGATGAATTGGTTAGCTAATGATTTGGAGCGCAAGGAGTAGTGTTTAGTGGAGGTCCATATAGTGCAGCTCCTTTCAGTGCCCAGTCTAATTTTGGAGTTAGTGTAACCCCTACAGGAGTTGTAGCTACCTCTGCTTTAGGCAGTTTCTTTTCTACCATAACAGGTCTTGAGATGACTTCTCATGTTGGTATACCTGATGTACAAGGAGATGCCAATCACGAAACAGCTAGTTTTCTATTATCTACTTCTTTAGGTGATTACTTTACAACAAACATGGCTGTTCCAATAGCCACTACTGGTGTGGGAACTGTATCTGTAAATGGAGGTGCTATAGCTTTTATATCTGGAGTAGGTATAGGGCTTACCTCTTCTATTGGAACTTTAGACAGTGTTACAGGAGATGCCAACGTAGAACCTCAAGGTCTAGAAGCTGTAATGGCTCTTGGGGATTATTTTATACCATTAACAGGTGTACAAGGCGATACTGTAATCGCAGATGTATTAACCACGAATATGGGTATACAGGCTGATACGTTTGTAGGTAATACCTTTGAATCCCTAGCGTCCACCGCTCTTGCGTCTACTATAGGTAACCTACAAAGTGTTTCAGGTGGAGCTACAGCTACAATAACTGATCCATTTCCTGTTGGTATGACAGGCACTTGTGGAGCCATATTAGAGGTTATAGGTGATGCAAATGTCTATCTTATTGGTATAGAAGCTGTTACTAGTATGGGTATACCTTTTGCGTGGGGGGATACTTTACCCTCTCAAACACCTAATTTTACACCAATAACACCAAGTCAAACACCTACTTTTGTAGATGCGAATCCTCTTCAAGAACCTAATTGGTCTAACTCAGTATAAATATTCTGGATAATTTTATTTATTTGGTATAGTATCTAGGCATAAAAGGACAAGAACATGAGTACATATGATAATACTTTAAGATTAGAAGAAATCGGAACGGGTGAAAGGTCTGGTACATGGGGTACAGCAACTAACCTGAACTTATCTTTAATAGGTAGGGCTTTAGGCAGATCAGTAAAATCCATACCTAACCAAGCTGCTACTACACTAACCATACCAGATGGCACAAATACAAATGCTGAAGCAAGGTCTATGTATCTAGAGTTAACTGGTGGGGGGCAGAATTGTATAGTAACTTTAGCTCCTAATACAATAAGTAAATTGTGGATAATAAAAAACTCTACAAACTTTCCTATAGAAATAGCTCAAGGCAGTGGTAGTGTAAAAGTAACTATTCCTAAAACGTCTACGAAATTAGTTGTTACTGATGGAGCTGGTAATTCAGCGGCTGTATATGATGCCCTATCTGCTTTGTCTTTAACAGGTGAAGTTATTACTGCTGAAAAGTTTGTACCTACTGCAGACACAACCGCAGGGAATGCAGCTGCCATAGGTTATACAGCTGCCGATGGAATTATTATAACAGGTCAAGGATCAAATAATGATGTTACCATCAAAAATGATGCTGATGCTGACGTATTAAAAATACTTACTGGTACAGAAAATGTCGTTGTAAAAAACGACCTTATAACTACTTCTGGTACATTAAGACCAGGAGGACAAGTATTGTCTTTCCCAGTTCCAGCTGCGGTTAGCTATGTACCAGCAAGTGGTTTAGTCTTAACAGGACAAGGTAATAATCATGATGTAGTAATAAAAAACAGCGCGGGTGATTCAGTTGTACAAGTAGTTACAGGGAGTACATCAACTACATTTACAGGTAGTGTAAAACCGTTAACGTATCACGAAACTAGACCTACCCCTGACACAGCAGTTACTGGAACAAAAACTGTTGACTTATCAACTGGTAACGTGTTTGAGCATACCTTTACAGGTAACGTAACTTACACATTTTCTAATCCACCTGCTAGTGGCACAGCATATGGGTTTACTTTAAAAATTACTCAAGGTTCGGGCGGTAGCAAAATAGTAACATGGCCTGCTTCTGTTAAATGGACTCTAGGTGTTCCTGCAGTGCTTTCCACAGGTGCAGGAGATGTAGACGTATTTACCTTCTTTACTACTGATGGAGGTACAACATATTATGGATTTACAGTGGGGAAGAGAGTTAGTTAATGAGTACCATATCACAAAATCTATTGATGGCTGCCGCAGGAGCTTCAGACTTACAGCCTGATATAGAAGATGTTTTTGCATTGGATGCATATCGTGGAAACTATGCTTCTAGTTCAGCAGGTTCTGATAGAACAATACCTAATAGTGTGCGTATGTCAGATTATGGAGGTATGGTATGGACACGAGCTGGAGGAACTCTTGATTACAGTCATGATGGCAAGCCCGAATGTTGGTTTGATACAGAACGCGGTGCAGATAAAGCCTTATATGTGAATCAAAATAATTATGCGCAACAAACTTTAGCAGACTCTATAGGTTTTAGTAATAGTGGTATTTTGGTAGGCCAACCCGCGGGAGATCCTAGTTATGGTAATTACCCTCAAGATGCAAGTGGTAATTATGTAGATTTTAATTGGGGGGCTGCCAGGAATTATAACGTTACTGGAAGAAACTATAATATGTATACTTTCAGAAAACATCCCAAATTTTTTGATGTTAGAACAGTAAGCCATAATACTGGAGGAGTCCCTCCAGGATCTACAACTGTTACACTAAACTTAGAAAACCCAGGGTTTGTTGTAGTTAAATCTTATGATCTTTCCTCAAGTGTGGATTCTTGGTGTTGGCATAGGGGATTTGCGGCAGGTAAGTTGGCAAAATTAAATACAAATGACTTTCCTTTTACTAGCACTATTATTTCAGTTAGTGGCAATACGGTAACACTTAGTGTAGCACTCCCCGCAGGTAACTATGTAGTAGCTGCATGGAACCATGACACCTCTTCCACAGGGCTTGTTCAATGTTTTGATATTGCTACCAACAGTGGCACTTGGCCTACAGGAACAAGCACTTATCAAGATCTTGGCTGGATGCCTCAATGGGTTTTAACCAAAAGAAATGATTCTACTAACGAACATTGGTACTTACAAGATGAACAATTAGGGATAGGACAAGGTGGTAGGAGATGGTCAGTTGACAGAGGAATTAATGAATATGTTTATGATAATAATTCTGAGGTTTCCTTTCTTAATGGGGGAAAGAAACTCTATAACCAACATTACTATCCAATAGTAGGAGTGGCCATCAGAAAAGGTCCTATGAGAGCTCCAACAACGGGAACTCAAGTTTATTATGGACAAAAAGCAAATTTAGCAGATACATCTTTGGATACTTGGAGTGAATGGTTAACAAGTTTCTTTACTGGTTGGCCTGTAGACTGGGCCATAAGTAGAACTAATTTTAGCTTAACAACTGGTACGGGTGGCCAGAATATGTTTTTATATAGGTTTCGTAGGAGTGGAGGTCAAACTAGAGGTTATCTTGTCAACCAGTTAGATGAAACTAGGGATTTAGGTAATACAGCTAATCGTACAATATACTCTCCAACAGGATTAGACGGAGGTAGAGGTTTATCTGGATATGCTGCTTACGGAGTAAATTTTATAAATTGGATGTTTCGCACATATCCAGAAACATTAGATGTTACATATTATAAGGGTGATGGAACTAACACTCGTAATGTAGAACATAATTTAGGGGTCGCTCCTGAAGCAATTATTTTTCATCCACTTGAGGCAGATAATTCCAACAAAAGAATGGTAGGGTTCTACAGTGACTGGCTAAAAGATAATGGTAAAGTAGTTTCTTTAAGTGGTTTACCTGGTAATGATGGGGCTTCTTGGGCAGATGATGTATCTTGGGGGTCTTATCCTGCCCCAACTTCTTCTGTGTTTACTGTTGGAAGTGATTGGAATGATCAGTTAAGTTTTGCAGGCGATCTTTCAGGTAATGGAGCAGCTAATAATGCTGGGCAAAATGTTAGTGCAATAGATTATGCTGCTATATCCTTTGCTACAAAGGCAGGAGTTAGTAAAGTTGGCCATATATCACACACAAATGGCAATGCTACTAATGTAGACTGTGGGTTTGCTAGTTCTGCTAGATATGTTTTGATAAGAGATGCGAGTAATACAGGTAGTATATTGAACATACAGTGGTATATGTTTAGTTCGACACAAGGTATAACCACAGGTGGCGATGACTATCTTGCTATTAATTTTGACCATGCAGGGTCATCAGTGTATGGCCAATCAGGACTTATAGAACCCCATAGTAGTGGGTTTACAATAGTAAGCTCTCAATCCTCTGCAACTTTTATATTTATAGCTTTTTCATAGGAGATAAGTGAGGTATGAAATTGGACCAACTAAAAACAGAATTTGAAGTACATAAAGCTGTTAGTGAAGAAAGATGGACAGTCATATTAGGACGTGTGAAAAGGTTAGAAATGATATTAATAGGAGCCAGTGGCACTACAATAGTGTTGCTTATCTCGTTGGTGGTTAAGGCGTAATGCATGGTATTAGGAGATATAGTAACTGGTATCAATCTTGTAAGACAGAGTGTAGACTTTATAAAGTCAACTATCAACACTGCAAAGGATGTAAACGATATAGTAGGCGCAATAGATGATCTACTAGACGGAGAGCAACAAATAAATGCGAAGCGAAGTAAAAAAGACGGAGTTAGTTTAAAAGATCAATTAGGAATAAAGAGTGTTGCCCATGAAGTTATTGATGCAAAAATTGCTGCAGAACAGCGTTATGAAATGTCTATCCTTATTGACCAACGCTTTGGTCATGGTACGTTTAAATCTATTGTGGATTTACGTGCAAAGCGTATTCAGGAAGCCAAAGAAAGAGCAAAAGAAGAAGCGAAAGCGAGGAAGGCCAAGCAAGAAGAAATAATGGAAGCAGTTGCAATAGGAATAGGTATTTTACTAGTAGTCGGTCTTGCAGCCACTGTTTTTGGCGCATTATTATTAAATGCAATGGAAAGAGGTAGTCCTAGTTTTGATGAGTGGTATAATGGAGATTGAAGATTTAATACTTATAGCAATCGTATTAACAGCCTATTATTGGTGTACAGTTTTTCCACCAAAATGGTTATTTATAAAGTAGGTGTATTATGGCACAAAAAAGATTACAAAAAGGTAGTATCTGGGAAAAAGCAGATAAAAATGGTGATGGAATAGTAGATGATAAAGAGTTAGAACGAAGAGAACGTATGATTCTGCTTGAGAATCGTGATAAAAAAGAAGATCAGCAACGTCATTTAGTTTGGTTTTCTGCATTAACAGTAACTGTATTTATTATTGTACTAATGACCCCTTTAATATCTAACGAAAAAATCGATCACTTAAGTGGAATAGCTGAGATCTGGATATTATCTAACATGGGAGTCATCGGCTCTTTTATCGGTTTTAATCAACTTGCAAAACGTGCAAACAGAGGGGAGGAAAATGGGGCTACTAGATAATCTTATACAACCAGTATCTAAGATATTAGATAAAGCGATACCTGACCAAGATCTAAAGAGAAAACTTTCTCATGAGATTGCAACAATGTCAGAAAAACACGCTCAACAGCTGGCCCTCGCCCAAATTGAGGTTAATGCAGCAGAAGCGGCTAGTGGAAGCCTGTTTAA